GATCCCGAAGACGTCATGATGACCCTTGACGTAGGGGGTGAAGGTGTCACCATTCACGTCGACGTGTGTCCGACCCTCGGGGAGGAGTACCCCCACGTACTCAGAGAAATCGAACGGAAGATTCCCGAAGACTGCGACGAGACGCACCGATTCGCCCTCGTAGTGGACAAGTGCGAAGTTGAATCATGTTCATGGGAAGACCTCGTAGATATTTTCGAGTCCCACGACATCGCCCTCGTGTCTTTTAAGGAAATCCTCAATTAATAATGTAATGCGATGATAGTCGACTGGAAATACACCTGTTTCGTATGCGACCACCCCATCAAAGTGCGGGTGTGCCCCGAGACCGCGTACGAATACGTGGCCTACTACCATTACAGATTCGTGTATAACCCCCTACCCATCTATATGAACATGATGTATTACAAGTTCATCGACAAAAAGTTGCGTCGCGTGTGTCTGGATTGTTTTATGCATTACGAAAAACCAAATTTCAGAGTCATCCGTGATAGGGAAATAGGGAGGTGTCGTATGAGACCAAGGGAATTCTTGAGTCTCACCCGCGACGAAATCACCCAATGGATTCGTGAGATGAAGACGTTCATGTACCCCTCAGAATCTGACGCATCATGACGGAGACGATCCAAAAACTCACGCACATCGAACACATTCTCAAGCGGCCGGACAGCTACGTCGGCCCCGTCGAACAGACGCGGGAACCTTACTGGGTGCTCGAGGGCGATGCGTTCGTGAAGAAGTCCGTGCAGTACAGCCCCGCGTTGTTAAAGATTTTCGACGAAATCTTGGTGAACGCTATCGACCGGAACAGCCTTTTCCCCAAGGGGGTGAGCTCGATCCTCGTGAACGTTGACCAAGACACGGGTGCAGTGACCATCTCCAACAACGGCCCCCTCGGTGGCATCGCTGTCCGAGAACACCCCACGGAGGGTGTGTGGAACCCAGAACTCACATTCGGCCACCTCCTCACGAGCACCAACTACGACGACACGCAGAAACGGATCGTGGGTGGACGGAACGGGTACGGTGCCAAGCTGGCAAACATTTATTCCTCCAGCTTTGAAATCATGATTAAAGATGGCGAAAACAAATTGGTGTATACCCAAAGTTGGAGTCATAATATGACGAAATGCAATCCGCCGAAGATTAAAAAATTTTCGGGTGCCACTTCCGTCGTGAGCATCACGTTCGTGCCCGATTGGAAACTCTTTAAGATGAAATCTATGACCAACGACATTTACGAGATATTTAAAAAAAGAGTGTGGGATTGCAACGTGTGCACTTCATCCAACTGCAAAGTCAAGTTTCAGGGCGAACTCTTGACCAAGATGTCGTTCGACAAGTACGCGAAGATGTACACGCAAACCGACACCATCGTGACGACGAGTTTCGACCGCTGGTCCGTGTGCATCGCCCCGTCGCAAGATGGATTCGAGCAGGTGTCCTTCGTCAACGGCATCTGTACCACCAAAGGTGGCACGCACGTCGACCACGCCGCGTCCCAAATCGTCGCCGCCATGGGCACGAAGTTCAAGTTGAAACCACAGCAGGTCAAGAACACCTTCTTCATCTTCGTGAAGGCAACATTGGAGAACCCGTCGTTCTCATCGCAGGTCAAGTCGGAGTGCACATCCAAAGTGGCGGACTTTGGCAGTCGTTTCGAACCTCCGTCGACGTTCGTCAAGGCTGCCCTCCGTTCGGGGATTCAGGATGAACTCCAAACGCTCTCCAAGTACAAGGAGATGCAGCAGTTGAAAAAGACGGACGCCGGGGCGAAGAAATCAAAAATATCCGGGGTCCCCAAGTTGGACGACGCCAACAAGGCGGGAACCGCGCAATCGCACCGGTGCACGCTCATCGTCACCGAAGGGGATTCCGCGAAGACTTTGGCGGTCGCGGGGCTCTCCGTCGTGGGGCGGGACTACTATGGCGTGTTCCCCCTCCGCGGGAAGTGTAAAAACGTGCGCGACGCCTCCGTGAAAACGCTCACGGAGAACAAAGAGTTCTCCGACCTTAAGAAAATCCTCGGATTGCAACAAGGCAAGGACTACGTCGACACCAAAGACCTTCGCTATGGACGTCTGCTCATCATGACCGACGCCGATAACGACGGCTCGCACATCAAAGGTCTCCTCTTGAACATGTTTCATTACTTTTGGCCCTCCCTGCTCAAGCTCAACTACGTGGAGAGCATGGTGACTCCAATCATCAAAGCCACTAAAGGGCGGGAGACCATCAGTTTCTACACAGACAACGCGTTCAGGCAGTGGTACGAGAAGCATCACTATGGTGGATGGAAAATAAAATATTACAAAGGTCTCGGGACGTCCACGTCCCAGGAAGCGAGGGAATATTTCAAAAACATTGAAAAATTGGTGGTGAAATTCGACGTCGACGCCATGACCGACGATTCCATGACCCTCGCATTCGACAAAAAGAAGGCGGACGACCGAAAAACGTGGCTCCTCGACACGTCGGTGAAAGACCCCTCGGACCTCGAAATTCCATACGGCGACATCGAACGCATCAGCATCAGCGATTTCGTGCACAAAGACCTCGTCAACTTCAGCATGGCCGACCTGAAGCGCTCCATCGCCCACGTCATGGATGGTCTCAAACCTTCCCAGCGCAAAGTGCTCTTCGCGTGTTTCCACAAAAATTTAAAGGAGGAAATGAAAGTGGCCCAACTCGCCGCGTACGTCGCCGACAAGAGCGCGTACCACCACGGGGAAGTTTCCCTGGCGGACACCATCGTGAAGCTGGCCAACGATTACGTGGGGTCGAATAACATCAACCTGCTCACCCCGTGTGGGCAGTTCGGTACGCGTCTCATGGGTGGCAAAGACGCGTCGCAGACGAGGTACATCTTCACAAAGCTGGCCCCGGAGACCCGCCACCTGTTCAACCCACTCGACGAGCCCGTGCTCACCCACTTGGAAGACGACGGACGTCCCATCGAACCCGAGTTTTACGTGCCCGTGATTCCCATGGTACTCGTGAACGGCACCGAAGGCATCGGCACGGGGTTCAGTTGTTCCGTCCCCCCTTTCAACCCCGAGGACATCGTGCGAAACATCGAACGCAGTCTCAACGGCCAACCCATGTTAGAGATGACCCCCTACTACAAGGGATTCAAGGGTACCATCAAGAAGACCGATGGTGCGTGGGTAGCCGAAGGCGCGTGGAACAACGGCGTGGTCACCGAACTTCCACCGGGGCGGTGGACGCAAGATTTCAAGGAACACTTGGATGACCTCGTGGATAAAAAAATCATCAACGGGTACACGAACAAGAGCACCATCGAAGACGTCCACTTCATCGTGTCAGGGTACGCGGGCGACGACCCCATGAAGGATTTTAAAATGCGCAAAGTCATTCACACGACCAACATGCACTTGTTCCATCCACAGAAAGGGATTCACCGGTACGAAACCCCCGAGGCCATCCTCGCAGATTTCATCGAGACTCGTGTGCAGTATTACGTCAAACGCAAGGAAAATCTCATCACGCAGTACCAAGAGCGGTCGCGCGTGTGCACGCACAAGGCGCTGTTCGTGAAAATGGTGGTCGATGGTAAATTGCGTGTCTTCAAACGAAAACGCGCGGAACTCGAGAGTGAAATGCTCCACACCTTCCCCATGATTGATGGAAAGTTTGATTATCTCCTCAACATTCGCACGTACCAGTACACCGAAGAAGCCGTGCAGACCCTGATGGAGGAAGCCGCCCAGGCCGAAAAAGACCTCGCTGAACTCAAGAAAATCACGCACACGCAGATGTGGCAGAACGACCTCAAAAAATTATAAACATAGAGTAAGTATGGGTGAAGCCGCGCACGTCGCGCTCAGTGCCATCGGGAAACAGGACCCTTACCTGATTTCAAAAAACCCAGACCAAAGTTTTTTTAATTACAACATCGAACGTCACTCTGAATTTCGAAAGTTTCATAGGAACCGAAACATAACTCCGCCCTCGAATCGCCCGGACACGTGGCCTTTCGGCGAGACCATCAAGGTGCAATTCGACCCGAAAAACATGGGCGACCTGTTGTCGAACATGTACCTGAGTCTGACCCTCCCCGCGCTCGAAGTGGGTGGTAACTACGCCGACCAGGTAGGGAGACACATCCTGTCCCACGTGAAAATGTTCGTGGACGAGTTGGAGGTGGAAACGTTTTGGGGGGATTGGGGCATCTTACACGACGAGCTGTACACGGAGATGTCCGAGAAAGTGGCGAATCGTTTCCTCGTGAATCGCTCGCTCGCCTTCGACAGCTCCGAGACGGCGAACAACTACGCCGAGTACGAGTCCGACGTCGTCGTGCCGCTGAACTTTTTCTTTTCTCGAAAGTTCGCGTCCGATGAATACGAATCCAACCAACCCAACCGACCCTATTTCCCCGCGTGCGCGTGCCATCGCCAGAAGATTGAGTTTGAATTCACGTTTCACCCGCAGACGTTCTTCGCCAACACCGCGCAGACCCTCACGCTATCGCACTTCGACATCGTGACGGAGGAAATAACTCTCGGGGCGGAGGAACGCCTCTACAGCATGAACCACCAAGGTTTGTGGGTGACCGACGTGGTGAAAAAACACCCCGTCATTCTCACGGACCCGAATCAGAGCTTCATTAAAAATCAACTCGTGCCCAAGATTCCCGTGAAAACGTTGCACTGGTTTTTCAGGAACACAAAATTCGAAGACCCCGCCCTGGTGAAGGAGGCGGGGGAGACCGATGAAGGAAACTTTTACATTCACAACAGGTTCAACTTTAGCTCGAACGTCAACTTCGATGAACTCAACACCTTCTTCGACCCCGTCATGGACAAGGCTCGATTTTACATACAGGGCACGCAACTACCGAACATGACGTCAACCGACCACACGTTCTACAAGTACTACGTCCCCTATGAAAAGCGATTGTCGCGTCCGATTAGAAACATTTACTCGTACTCATTCTCAATGAATCCAGTGAATGTTCAGCCATCGGGCAGTTTGGATTTCAGTCAGCTGCAGTCGAACAAGACGACCATCGAGTGCGACCTTTTGCCGACGAGTGAAACGTATAGTTTACACATTTATTACACGGGCTACGAAACTTTTAAGTTTGAAGGTGGGTACATGTCCCGTGCTTATTAGCCAGAAGTTCGGTCTTGTTCGCCGCGACGAATCCGATGATGTCATTCTTTATGCACCACTTGATGAAATTCAACTGCGCCACGGTCGTCTGAATTTCCTCATCTGTCCCGGGAATGACGTACGAAATCTTCTCCGCGCGACAAAACGGGTCGAACAACTTTTTACTATAGCCCAAGAGAGAACTCTTGTAGGCCGTGTGCACGGTGAACATCTTCCCATCTTCCGTGGTGTACGACGTGTGATTTTTCTTCGCGTAGTTGGTGATGAACCACTCTAAATTTCTGAGGGAGATTCCCGATTTTTTGTTTAAAATGTTCAACAATGTAGCTTTATTCTTTTCGTCGCTGTAAAAGGCATTGATAGATGATAGCAGAATATCCGACTTACTCATTTTCATTAAATAATATACTATTTAAATCTATAACCCTTTTTCGGTCCTGCTCGATGCACACGGGGCACGTCGGGTCGTGCAACACCTCCATCCCGTGAGTGTGCGACGTATGCATATCTATGGAGACGGGTTTGAGTTGTTCCCTCTGATACAAGTGCATGGTACAATAGCCGTGGTGCGTCCCCTTACGCGTACACCTCGACTTGTCTTTTTTAACCCCCTTGCACCGCGTGCGGTCCGTGAACGCCGGGACATCGCGGAGCAGCAGGTCCTTCGATATTCCGTGATGCAGCGCGATGTGATTTATGTATCCGTCTAACTTTTCGTTATATTCCAAAGTGACCGCGTCGAGTTGCGACCGCACCCGTCGCTCCACCTCGTCGTCCATCATTTTAGCAATCTTCTGACTGAGGTCCTCCATCTTGTCTGTTTTTAGAGAGCTCGAAATTTTTAAATAATTGTGTTATGGTGGTCTTTTGTTTCGCGGGGGCCCTTTTCTTCTTTGGGGGTTTGTTTTTTTCAATAATTTCCCCGAAGATGGTCTGTTTCGGTTCAGGAACCAGGGGTTCGAGGAGGTCGCATACCGGGTTCAAGAACTTATTTAAGAAGTAATAGTGGTAATCCACGGGAATGTTGTTTTCTTCCACGTACGCGGGGTCCTCCGCCTTCTCGAACGCCCTCGCCCTGTGGTCCTCCGTCTTCGTCAACAGATAGGGCACGCGGTCGCCACTCTGTGGTTCAGACCCGGGCTTTCTCTGGCGCATCTTGTTGTGCACCTGAACGTGGCCCATGGAGATGTCCCAGCTTCGGTCGAGGTCTTTGATGGACACGGGAACACCCTTCACCTTGTAGGTGTCCGAGAGTGATTGACTCAATATGAGCTTCGCGTGGGGAACGTCTCCCGTGAGCAACTCAAGGGCCCTCTGCCTCGCCAAAACCTGCGGTGGTTCGGGTTCCGACGATTCAAGGATGACGTCGAGCAGTTCTTTGCACACCTCACGAACGTGCGGGGTGTTGTCCCGACGCACCAATTGTAAACCCTTCACATCGATGTACTTAAACTCCACCTTCCCAGATTTCCCTTTCTCCCACAACTTGGCCGCGTAGCGTTTCTTGCTGTAGAGAATGTACGGCATGTACACCTTTTCCAACTCCAAGTCGTTGGGCTTCTTAAACAACCGCGTACACTGCTCCGCCGCCTGCTCCCCCAGCTCCCAGCTGTAGTCGATGGCATCTTGCCCCGTGCGCCCTTGGACGTCGAATTCAACCATGACACTGTCCGTATCCCCGTACCTCACCTTTGCCCCTGGAAAGTTGGCTTCCACGTAGTTTTTTGTCTCCTCAATCATGGACCTCCCCTTAAAAGTCACGGACGACGCGATGGCGACACAAGGAAGCATCCCCCTCGCGGCCCCGGTGAATCCGTAGCACGAGTTCATGGAAATCTTATAGGCCAACTGCTTGCCGTTGTACACCTCCTTCATCCCCTGCGTGGTCGCCATGGCCATGTCCTTCTTGGCTTGTTTACGAAATTGCTTGAGCTCCGCCAAGATTGTCGGTAGCAGACTCGGCACGTTTTGCGCGAATTTGTACGTCTTCCCAGAGGCCAGGGTGAACGTCTCGTACTCCACCCCCGGAATGTTCCCATAGCGTCGCTCGTCCATGACCAAAGTGCTGTAGCACAGGTTGTGAGCCATCATGATGGATGGATACAGAGAGGCGAAATCCAGGGCGGTGATGGGTGTGTAATAGGCCCCGGACTGGGCTTCGAGGACGGTGGCCCCTTCGTAACCTTCCTCAGGGAGTGTGCCCTGATAGATGACCGGCACCAGGAACCCGAGTTCCGCCGCCTTCTTAGTCAATTGCGAAAACACTTTAATTTGCTGACCCCTCTCTACGAGAAAGCACAGCGGCACCGAAGTGGCTTTCGCCATCTCTAAGAGATTCACCAGGATACACAACTTTGCCAACAACTTGTGTGGCAGGAGAGTGTCTTTGATGCAGTAATCCGCCACCTCACCCAACTCGCGGGCGTCGCCTTCCTGAAACCTTCTGAAAATCTCCCGCGGAGGCATGTCCAACTTCTGGTCCCCCAGGTAGAGCTGGGCCACGTTGTTCAGTTTGTAGCTATCCAGCTTGTAGCCTTTTTTCACTTCGTGGAACAGGTCGAAGATGAATCGACCACTCATGGGGAGGAGTTTCAACTCGTTATCACCCAGGGCACTCGATGACAGCTTTTTGTACAGCATCTCACAGGACGTGTGTTTGAATTTTCCCATCTCGTAAAACTCGGGTCCACACCCACAGACCATCCCACGTTTCATGACGTACTCCAAATCGAATCCGAAGATGTTCCACCCCGTGATGATGTCCACGTCGGCTTTGCGCAAGTACCTCTGAAACCCCTCGAGCAACGCCTTCTCCGTGTCGAAGCTTTGGACCCTGTCCCCCTCTGTGTTCTTATAGCACAGACACACCTCTTCGTAGGGTTCATCGTTCCCGAACCGACACAGCGTCAGTGCGATCTGAAAGCAACAATCCCCTTCGACGTCGGCGTCGGGAAACTTCCCCGTGGAGCTGTTGCACTCGATGTCGACCGAGGCCACGACGAAGGGGGCGATGTCGTCCCGATTCACGGGGGTGAGGGTGGTCCAATCGTTGCAGAAGAGGTCGAGGTCCACGTGTGCGAGGTGGGCACGCACGCACTTGTCCCCAGTGTCGAGCCACCCCGTCGACTGAATACCCGTGCGATGCATCAGGCGCAATACGGGGTCCAGGTTCGCTTCGTACACGCGAAGCTTGGTGTTGCCCCTCGCCAGTTGGACCCCATACTTGAGCGTGTTCGCGACGTACCTTCTCTTCGCAAGGTTGGCGCAGTCCAGACGCATGAACGGAAACTCCTCGTTGTTTTGAAATCCCCAGACGTCTTTTGCCTTCTTTAAGCCGTATCCCACCAAACACTCAGGACATCGCTTATCTATGGCGTGGTACACCTCGGCGATCGTATGCTGCTTCGCGTCTGGGAGTTTGATGAAAAAGTACGGCGTGAACTCGGTCGTGACACAGACCGACTTCCCGTCCTCCGTCTTGCCGAAGATGCTGATGAGATGTCCGTTGTCTTCGTCATCCCTCGCCTCCCACGTCAACGCTTGAAATACCACCATGTGTTAGAATGTCAGCCAAAATTTTAATATGTTTTATATAGTAAACAATACAATGTCTGCGGCTTTGATTGAATTGGTCAGCCGAGGCGTCCAGGACACCTACACGACCTCGAACCCTGAAGTGAGTTTTTTTAGACAAAACTTTAAACGTTATACGAACTTCGCCACGAAGGCCGAACGTCTCGATTATATCGGAACCTTTGCGTCGAACAATGAGGTCACGATTCCGATTCGCAGCAAGGGTGACCTCTTGTCCTATCTTTGGGTGGAAGCCCCGAACATCGGTGCCACGGGCACGAACTCTACGGGTTTCTTGAGCCAAGGCGTGGACCCGACGGAGTTCTCCCTCTGGATCGGTGGTCAAGAAGTGTGCCGCATGGATTCGTTGTACATCCAGGGTGTGCACAACGTGCTCTACCGCCCCGATGCGGCGAAGTCGTCCATGGCGGTGACGACGACGGACATCAAGCCGAACGCCGTAGACAGCGGCGGAAGCAATGCGGGACACTACCTCATCCCGTTCTTCTTCAGTGAAGACTGGACGAAATCTCTCCCCCTCGTCGCCCTCGCGAACCATCAGGTGGAGGTGCGCATCAAGTGTCGTTCGGGTCTGACCCCGACTGCGACGCCGAAGGTGTACGCGCAGTTCATCTTCTTGGACACCGATGAACGCAAGTTCTTCGTCGACAACGAACACAAGTTGCTCATCAACCAGGTTCAGTACCAACCGATGAGCGAAACGGACATGGAGGTCGACCTCACCTATTTCAACCACCCGACGCGTGCGGTGCACGTCGTCTCTTCGGAGGGTGGGACGGGTAACTGGGCGTCCAAGTACACCTTCACTGACAGCACTCTCTACATCAACGGCACCCCGTTGTTCGACGGCACGTCCGCGCTCTACCACCACACCATCGTCCCAGAGATGCACTCCACATCGCTCCCAGACGACGTCTTGGACGCGCTTCCGTTGTACACGTGGCCGTTCTCTCTCACGCTCAATAAGACCCAGATGACGGGTTCGCTCAACTTTTCTCGCATCGACACCGCGCGCCTGAAGCTCACCTCGCCGTCGAACGGGACGGGTTCGATTACTCGCGCGTACGGGGTCAACATGAACGTGTTACGTATTCGCGACGGCATGGGTGGGATCGCGTTTGGAAATTAAAACCTAAGAGGACTCTAAAGCCCACAAGAGACGTGTGAGTCTGAGCTCGTCGCACTCGCACTCATCGGAACAACTCTCGTCCCTTTGGAGGTGGCACATCTCGCACCGAATGTCTTCCACCTCGTAATCGGGGAGAAAGCCATCCCTCTTGAGGAGATCGGCGAGGGCCACTTTCACGTGCGTGTCCACCCCTTTGATGAGGTTCTTCGCCACCTTTGCGCACTCCTTGACGTAGGGGTGTTTGACGAGCGCGAAGGCTTTCATCATGTGCTTATTCGTGGGGCGCTCCATGGCGAGGAGTTCTTTCGTGCGCATTTGTATCTTCATCTCCGTATCCATGAGTTCTTCGAGGCGTTCACACCGCCCAGTCTCTAAAAACTCATCGACGATATCCACCGAACTCTGTCCGACCCCATGGAGGTTGGCGATGTCCGCGCCGCACGTGATTGTCTTGAGACACTTGATGGATTCGGCGACGCGGCCGAATGACGCGGCCCTACCATCGTCGTCGTGTTGCAGGTAGGCCTCACTGAGGTTTTCAAAAAGTTCGACAATTTCGTCTTTCATGTTGATTTGAATGGGCTCGTGGCTACGTAGGGTGCTCTGGGGGTAAATCCTCATTTTTTCACATGCTGACCATTCGCCTCGGGATCACGGACGACACGACCACCATGGACCTCGACCGCTACTTCACGAGCGTGTGGTGCCATAGGGAGCCCGTGAAACTCATATTCGACACCACGCAGTGTTCGCGCCTCTCCCTCCGTAAGGCGTTGAGC